GTCACGCACGAACTTATGCAGGAGATTAGGGATGCTTACGACACTAACTTCCCTAGCGAAGAGCAGGTGCTGGCGTTTCTGAAGGATAGGTTTATCGGCAACGGAACGTATGACACGAACGGTATCCTTACACACGGATACGAATGGGCTTAGGCAAGTAGCCTAACTAAACAGAAAAGAGAGAAAAATGCAAGTATTAGAAATTGACCTGAAGGACAACGGCGACACCTACACGCTACCTAGTGGCAAGGTATTGCGCCTACGAATTGAGCCAGATGACTATGATACCGTAGCAGACGAGGAAGATTTTTATGGCAAGGTGGAATGGTCAGAAGGTCGCCCTAGTCATTTTGACGGAAACTCTGAAGTCATAATGACGAGCAGTAGGGGTTGGGATAGTCAACGTCTATGGTGGCAACCGCCTACTGACGTGAAGCGTGGGACTGAGCAGTTCACAAATTTGCGAACTCATTTGTCTGACGCACTCAAGTACGGATACGTCTGTGTTTTTGTGGAATTGTGCGAGGGTTCTGACTACTACGGTGCAGACATTGTGAAAGACGTAGAGGTTATTGGTGGCGTAATGGCAACTGATTACGAGGCTATCCGTATGTACGCTAACGAAATGGCAGAACAATTTGCAAAGGAGGACAACTAATGCCGAATTGGGTTTACAACACGCTCACCTTGCACGGTGACAACGACAAACTGCTGGAAATCGCCACCGTACTAGAGGCACGTCATCCCCTTGACGTGACGCATTGGAAGCACGAACGGCTTGACGAGAACGAGAGTTATCCTCACCGCCCTATCAGTTTTACGAACCTTATCGCACCGCCAGAGGACATTTGGGATGACTACGTAGCCATTTGTACGCCGGATAGGTTTTCTGACCCGAACAATTGGTACAACTGGAATAATCAGGTATGGGGTACGAAGTGGAACGCTTGTGACGCCACGCTGGAGATTGAGGACAGCACTATGTTTGTTTATCGGTTCTGTACGGCGTGGTCGCAACCTAGCGAGGAACTAATGCAGGCGTTAGCAAAGGTTATTGCCAATGCTGGCGTGGAAATGGCAACGTGGTCTTTTGAGGAAGAACAAGGCTGGGGTGGAGGATACGAGTACGACTGTCAAGATGAACTGTTCTACTTGGAGACATCCTACGCCGAACCTAACAGCCATACTGACTACAAACACCGTGACAGAGCAGACAGTTGTGTATGCACTTGGGCTGAAGTTGAGGATTGGTACGACGATTGCCCTAGAGAGGAGGCGAAGTGAGCATTGTCTTGACTACAACGGGGTTTTTCCGATTTCCTTGCCAGCCTGACGGTTGGTGTACCTATGGGTGCGGCACTACGCCAGAGAGCCTGTGTCTGGAGTGTTATGCAAACGAGGCTAACTTTCATCCGATTATCGGGGTTGAGGGCGAGCCTACGAGCGTTTGCGATAAGTGTGAGGAGTTTTTCTAATGGATTATGAGTACGAAGTGACGTTTGTGTACCCGTACACAGTTGTACGCCGTACCATTTGGACACCGGAGACAGACGAAGACAAGGTGCTGGACATAGCCATTACGGAAATCGCTAACGAGACTGGATTAGATGTCTCTGGTGCTGACGCTATGGTGGAACTTACCGAAACGTTGGTTTAGCCACCGGCTACCCTGTGGGACGTGGCAAGGGTTCGTAGGCCATCTAAACGGGCCTGTGTAGCCCGCAAAACGTCTCGCAGGGTAGTTAGGTTGTTGGTAGCGATAGTGCTGGCTAGACGCAAGTCAGCCGTCTCAGCGTTGGCAAGGTCTTCCACTTGGTCTATCGTGACCTTAGTGAGAGCCGTAGCCCTAGCCTTTAGACGGGACTGACTGAAGGCAGACTTGTAAGCACTGTCAGCCTTAGCCTGTTCTACCGAAGCGGAACGGATTTCCTCAACGATAGCCTCAAGTTCGGCTAGGCAACGCTCAATTTCATTATGGATTTGTACGGGACTAAGCATTAGTTTCCTTTAGGAGTAGGAGTAAAACATCATACGGGATAACGACATAACTTTCGGACACGCCTTTGCCACGCTTTTTTATCAAGCAAGCACCGAAACGGGTCTTGGCATTAGCCATCTCAACTTTGAGTTCGGCAAGGAATGTGGGTAGGTCTATCTTGGCGTGGTTCTTAGCCTCAATCGTCCAGCCCTCTAGCCCTCGTATGTCCCCTCTATCGTCTTGTCTGCCAGCACCATACATACGCTCAACTTTGGGGAAGCCAGCGTCGTTGAGAGCCTTTACAATGTCTCTCTCGTACTGTGAGCCTTTGGCTTTGTTCTTACTAGTCATTGTGGTTTATCTCGCAGGTGTGTCGGAGTGAAGCAGGGTGTGGGCAGTCAAACTTGGCACGGACGGAACGAGCCACAGCCACGTCCACGTCGCTTGCAGTAGCCGACAGCATTAGCCCGTGACGGGTAGCCCAGTCGGGGTGGGTAGTGAGCCAAGAGTGGCAGGCACGGCAAAGGCTTACAAACAAATCGGGACAAAGGTGAGCGTCTGGTCTACGTCCACGCCCAATGACTTCGTGGACATCTACGGCAGTGAAGTTGCATCCCACGCCAATCAGGGAAGCCTCACAGAACGGGATAAGTTCTAGTTGGGCTTTCACAAGTTCACGACGTAGGGGGGCTTGCTTGCGTCGCTTCTTACTAACGGGACTGAGGCCGCTAGTTCTTTTTAGCGGAGTTCTCTTCACGTCGCTTACGCCTTATCCTGTCACGGTTGCGGAATGAAGTGCCACCCCACCAACCTTCCTCAAAGTTGTCTATCGCATACTCACGACACGCCTCACTAATCGGGCAGTCTTCGCAGAGTGCCTGAATGTGTGGCTCAGGGTCTATTTCCTGAAACGTATCGGGATTGTAAATCACAAACAGATTAGGGTCTAAACCCTTGCACTTTGCCAGTCCCCACATATACCAGTATTCTACTAGAAATACTAGGAAATGTCAAAGATTTTCAAATAAGCCTGTGCGTCCCTCTCCCACTCAGCCTGCGTACCGACACGAATGTAGACCATACAGGGGTCCCCGCCTTGGTCCCAGACCTCGTTCTCGCTGTCGGCCATAGGGGGACCGTCGTGGGTATCACAGAACGGGGCAGAGCAATAGCCCTCACGCACCCCAAACTGTATCCACTGTTCACGTGTTAGATTTACCATCTTCATTACCAGCCTCCATTACAGCCGTCTTGGTCGGGGATGTACCCCTTGTTTATCCTTGTTGCAATCACCACTTGTTCCTCTTTTGTTGCCAGCCCTGCGTTTGGTGCAAAGGCTAGACCACCATACTCTTTCCATACCACGTTGGAGATACCAAGGCCACCGCTAAAGGTCGCACCTTGCATAGCCCAATTACCGTGGGTTTCGCACCACGCCACCTTGGACCATTTCCCCACAAGTGACGTGGGTACTAAGGTAGTTGAGGTAGTCGTAGGTGCTACTGAAGTAGTCGGGTGTGTTTTCTCTGGCGTCGCTTTTGAGGGCGAGACAAACAACACACAGGCCGCTATGACTGATAGTAGAAGTTTCATTACTCACCTGGTATCACTAACTTAGAGGCTGGCTCTGGTTCGGGCATAGGTACGAGTGGGGCTAACTTATCGGCAAGGTCGCCGTAGATAGACCGCTCAATCTCTGGCAGTCGGGTGTCGTGTGACGCCCAGAGTAATGCGTTGATGATGACGATAAGAGCGTCAGCATTGAGGGAAAAGGTTTCACTCATTTTCTTCTGCTTTCTTGAAGGAGACAAGTTTGTTTTTGTCTGAGGGACAACGGTGGACAACTTCTGTGGCCAGTGCAGTCACAAAAGTCTTACAGCGTGGACACTTCCATTTGATTTGTTGCATTACCTGAGCCTTTCACTCAACACCCTTGAGAGTTCTAACTTCAGGCTAGCATCCCTAATCTCTGAGGGGATGTATAGGGTGTAAACCCAAGGCATAAGTGGGTCAGGGGACTTCTCAGCCGCTCTAATGGACTTAGCCATGTAGATAAGGGGCAGATACCCGTTCTTTAGCGCCTTGTCCAATGGCGCTTCGTCGGTCTCTTTTAGGACATAACGCTTAGCCAACTCCAACGTGCGTTCCATGCCCTCTAGCCTGCCAACGGTGTCGGCGTTGCGATAGTAGGTAGGGTGCTGGTGGCGTGACAGAATGGCGCTGAACCAAGCAATAGCGAGTTCTACGGCTTGGTCTTCGTAAAGAGTGCCGTACTTCTCTACCAACTTGGCTCGCTCCCACGCTGAGTGAACGCCCTCGTTGCTCTCCTGCCCGTCCACGTCTACCCGATACAGGGTTGCTGGGAGAAAGCGCCAAGGGATGTTGTCGCAGACGTGAGAGCCTGGGATTACCTGCCAGCCTCGCTTATGGATAGTAGGAGGGACGTTCTCCGTCCACTCATTCAGTTCCATAGGCCACTGGCGCCGGTTCACAGGTTCTTCGTGCTCGTCATTGAGCCAGACGTAGTAGGCCATTACTCAGCCTCTAGGTTCATAATCTCGTCCCGTAGGTCGTAAATTTCCCCGATAAGCCAGTCCAAATCGTCACTGGTGAGGCGGTCTAAGCCCCGTTCCTGTATTTCTTCTAGGCGGTCAATCATATTTCTTCTCCGCACTTAGGGCAAACCGGCAGTAGGCCGACTAGATACATCAACCCTACAACATGGTCGCAGGTTGTCTCTTCTGTCTCTTCACTCATTCTGTAATCTCCACTACGTTGTAAACTTCACTTGCACCGCTCCACTTCTGGGCAGCCTCAAACGCTACCCTAATCCGTGCTCTGGCGGTACGTCCGTCATCATTCATCATGGCGTAGAGAGCGCCAAGGGCAAACTGTGAGCCTGAGCCAATGGCGTGATACTCACCCCAAATCTCAATGTGGCCCAGGTCAGACTGCACCTCAAACCACTGACCGCTGTAGCCGATAATGAACGAGGTGTCCTCATTCTTAAAGTCGGCCTCCGACCACGCTTCCCTGATAGCAGATGTCATATCAAAGATATTGCAGTCGGGGCTGTCCACGTCAAGATTTTGCAGGGCCTGTACGCCCAACTCGCCACCTCGCCATGAACCGGCAAAGCCAACTACGACTGACGCCCCAACGGGGTAGACCTTGGGGGTCATGGTCAAGACGTTGATAGTCCCGTCGCTGGCTGACTTATCCCCGGCTAGCACCATTGTGCGACCGTCTGTAATGCCAATAATTGTTGTCATGTTCTGCCTTAGAGAAACTTACGGGGAACTGTCCCCATGTAAGTGAATTGCTGATTGTCTGGCGTGAACTTGGAGCCACAGTTGCAGAAAACCATGTCCGGTCCGACCTTGGACAAACTAATCGTCCAGTTGTGTCGGTGGACAAGGTTCTCTTCGTGACGCTTGCGAGCCTCACTAGTGGTCATTAGAAGTTCTCATGCCCTTCAGGAACGCTGGCGTTGAGTTCGTCAATCCACGCTGAGGCTTCCAATGCAGTCAATTCCTTCTCTGCCTTGCCCCAACGCTCAATGACCTCTGCCTTGATTTCCTTGCCACGTCCCTTGAGAATGGCGTAGAGAGCCTTGCTCTGGGCTGGAGTGATAGCGCCCGGCTTGGCCTCGTACTGGGGCTTAGCGGCTGGGGCTGACTGGCGCTGTTGTGGCTGGCTGGCTGAGTTACCGTCGTCGTCCACGTCTGCGACCAGACCAAGGGCGGCCATGTAGGAGTAACGACGTGCGTAGGTCACGGCTGAACCCTGAGCCTGTGGGTCATCCTTAATCAAGTGCAACTTCATTGTGTGTGCAATGAACTGGCCTGACGAGTGGATGAGATAGGTCATCAGAGCGTCGTGTCCGGCGTCGTCCTGCGAGATGAACTGGCTGACTGCCAACCCGTACTTGGCAAGCACTGGCGTAGCGGTCTTGACTACCTCTGGCAGAGCGGCGTAGGAAGACTTAAAGAATGGGTTAGTGCTGTCCTTGGGGACGGCAGAGAACTCACCCTGCGCCTTCGCTAATGCGGCTGCAAGTTCGTTGATTTGTTCTGACTTCATTAGTTGTCCTTCTTTCTAGGTGTAACGCTCACGATACCACTTCCGTCTGACACGCACAAGTCTTTGTACGAGCAGTAGTCGCACTTCCAGTAGGGGCGGTCGGCCTCTGGGTCAATAGGCAATGCATTACCGTTGTCATCAGGGATTATGCGCCCGGCAATCTGGCCCAACTCCGTCATGGCAACAATCTTCTTCATGCGAGCCATTTCTTCCTTGGCGAGTGGAAACCACACGTCAAAGGGGATGTGCCACTCTGCTACAGTGCGACCAATCTCGTCCAGACCTGCGGCCCGTGCCACTCCTTTAGAGATACCCTCCAGCGAGATGTGACCAATGATGATTGTCTGGCAGTTGTTAGCAAAGGCGTTCAGCGCCGCCTGCAAGATAGCGGTACGGCGTGGACCTTCGGGGTTCTCAAGGATGCGCTTCTGCTTCTTCAGACCAATTGACTTCTCAAAAGAGAAGCCACCCATTGTCTTGAGTTCGTACAGCACACGCTCGCCCTGCCAGTCAGGTATCACCGCTGAGATAACGTCAGCCTCAATCACGCCGTCAGCGTGACCGGATACCAACTGGGTCAGTTGAGACTTGTTCTCAAACGTGGCGCCTGGGTAGCGTCGGCCAATGGCGTCCTGCACCCATTCGTGGATAGCAGTGCCAAGGTGAGTTACCCAGATAGAGGGAGCATCAAACTTGTTACTCGCTGGGATACCTAGGGCTTGGTAGGAGAGCGCTCTCGCACAGTCCCCTGCTGATGAATAGCGAAGTGGTGTGTCAAAGGCTGTTGCCTTCGGGCCTCTCTCTTCGTCTTGCTTAATCAACTCCAATAGGAGTGAATCTGTCATAATCGGCGCTACTGGGTTTTTCCAGTCCATAACGCCTCCTTCCTGTGTCGTGCGACAGAGTAGCAGGTGGGTATGACATCCGCAAGTCAGGGAGTCTGCCGGGGCAGTAGAAAAGAGAGGAAACTACTCCCCGGCGACTCAACCTGCTGGTCAGGGAAATGAGAGAAAACCTGACCGCTCTTTCAGTATAGCAGTTGGTTTGCACTTGTCAAGCCAAAACCCCCACTGACTTGTACCGGGGTCAGTGGGGGCTTGATTAACAGGTGTAAAGGCCAAGTTAATTCATAAGGCGACTTGCCTTACACGGTCACTGTACCAGTGCCGGATACTTCTTGTCAAGAAACTTCTGGAGGGACATGTTCTCGTAGCGTCGGCATAGGTAGTCAAGGCTGACGAACATGGGGTCATAGGACCCGTTCCGTACTTCGTGACAGACCACAATTCCTCGCCAGTGAGCGTTGCCCTGTGGTCCCTTGTAGTCCTCGTCGTGCAGGTAGCAGGCCCCGGCAACTAGTCCGTGTTGGCTCGCCCCAGCGACAAACCGCAGACCATACATAAGGGTTTGCTGGTGGCCCATAGTGAACGAATGGCCAATGGTCTTGAGGCGGCTCTCAATGTTGCCTCCGAATGGCTTGCCAGTCATGGGGTTGTAGAAGAAGTGGGAGTAGGCTACTCCGTCCAGCCACAGGATTTCTTTAAAGGGCATTACTTTCCAGCCGGTGCGGGCATAGTCCAAATCGTCCGTAGAGATGACACCCTCTAGTTGGGCGTCGCCCTCAATGGCACGGTTGATACGGTCTTCGTGGTTGCCTAGTAGGATGTACCGCTCAGGGTGCCAGCCAGCGTGTTTGGTTTTGCGCCGGTTAGCGTTGAAGTCGGTGAGGGCTTGGTTGAGGATGCTCCAGGCTTTGTTGGCCGCCTGAATGTCAATGGTGTAGCGTCGGCCTTCCATTGACTTCTTGCCCTTATCGTACATAGACAAAGAGGGCATGTCTGCGTGGTCGCCAAGGTGGATAATCTTGACGGGCTTGTCGTGGAACTCATCCACGATATACTGACCTATCCAACGCAGGTGGTCCGTAGGGACACCCTCTTTTGCCTGAGTGTCCGGGATAACAATATGGGTTGTAGCCTGGAGTTTCATGCGACCTCCTTTGGTCGCCATATTCTACACGCTAAGTGCGATTGCGTAGGCGATTTGTGAGGGTGTCACAGTATAGAGGTCAGGCCAGCCCTGCGCCCCCTTAAAGCCTGCGTACATCAGCGCACCGGCCGCCAAGCCAGAGCAAATCCAAGTGCCGGTCTTGCGAAGGCAAATACGGTCTGGCAGAAGCAGGTCAAAAGCGCAAGAAAGGATAGAGGTATAGCCGTAGGCCGAACCGACTTGGCTACGGGCAAACTCTAGGAACTTGTCCACGTCCACGCTCTCAGGCAGGGCCACGACACGGTACTTGCCACCGGGTGCTACTGACGTGAGTTTCTTATCGTTGGTCACACCTGCGGCCTCAGCCTGAATGACGTACCACTCACCGTTCTCTTCACGGTCAAGGATTGCAACATGGTTGTATTTAGCGTAAACCTCGCCAATGTCCTTGCGTTGCGCCCAGCGAATTGCCGAGCCAATTATTCCCTTGCTGGTACAAAAAACCAAATCGCCTGGCTTCACTGCTGAGACTCCTGCCCCTTGTGGTATGAGATGTGCTTTTCTAATTCGTGTTGGGTTTCCGTGACCATGTGCTCAATGCGGTCAATGGCGTCACGGAGGCTACTGCCGGAGTTGGGCTTGAGTTCGTGGCGAATCTTCATCCACAAAACTCTACCCAGCCACACTATCAAAGCCATTACCGGAGCGGTAGCGGTGGAGTAGTTGGCTAGGTCGCCCCAGTGCAGGGAAGCGGTCATGGCATAGGAGGCTTCGGACGCTCAGGCCAAACCTGGTTCGTCGGGAAGCGGTAGAAGGTGGCTGGTCGGCCATCTTGGGATACATAGCAATACTTGGGGTCGCCCTGCTGACCCATGCTGATTGTCAGGGGGTCCTTGCCACCCTTGACGACAAGGGCGGTGTGCTGAAAGGCCACTGACTTGTTTACGTTGTAAACCACTACGTCGCCGGGTTGCACCTGCAAGCGAGGGACAATCAACTTCTTACCCAGAGAGATAAGGGTTTCGGTGTTGCCAGTGCCGTTGTATTGACGCTGATAGGGGTCTGGTGCGCCAGACTGCTTAAACAGCCAGCCAATGAAGCCAGAACAGTCAATGTAAATAGGCCCGTAGATGTTGTAGGGGAACGGGCGAATCTGCTTGTAAAACCAGTTCTGGTTAAACTTCTGGTAGCGAGCGGCCCAGACTGCCCACCACACAATGTCAAGCCGAACGTCAGGCCCGACTGCCTTCTTCTTAAACAGTGCCATTAGTTCAGGCCAATCACGATTAGGTTTACCGTACCCAGAGTGCCGGTGCTGTTCTTGCTTGCGGAAGCGGTGATAGTGCCGGGCGAAGAAGTGATACCAACAAGGCTGACAGTCTCAACCCAAGTGTTAGTTGCTGGGTAGGACTGAGTTACAGACTTTCCACCTGCCGTGAGCGTGATAGCGCCTGCGGCCGCTCCGGTGCCTGGCTGGGTCAGGGCAACGTCAGCGATAATCAGGTAGTTCGTAAATCCGCTAACTGTGGCTGGGTTAGTTGTCCAAACGTTAGAAGCATCCACCCAAGTAGGCGAAGAGCCAGAACCACTTGAGGTGAGCATCTGTCCCGCTGAACCAGAGGCCAGCCAAGTTGGGGCTGCGCCTGAACCGTTGGTCTGAAGCAACTGTCCAGCCGTACCGGGAGCCAAGCGAGCCAATGCGTTAGCAGACGAGGCGTAAAGCATGTCGCCCTGCGTCGTCACCTTGCCGACAGTCTGGGTTACGGCGTAGTTGGCTTCATCAAGGTCGGTAGCGGTCATCACCACCACTACAACAGCGGCGGCTACGTGGCTTTGTGGAGTGGTGCCGTCTACGCCACGAACGACGTTGATAAGAGTGACGGTAGTGGAGGTCCAGGTAATACTCTGGTTCGGAACGTAAACCTTTTCTTCGTACTGGCCGCCGTAGTCCAGGGCCATGAAGAAACCGTAAGAGGCGCCAAGGCTGTCCCATGAGTTGCTGGTGTTAGCCAGGGTGATAGTCGTCGTACTTGCGTCAATGGCGGCGCTAAGGCTGGCTTGGGTAGCCCCTCCGTCATAGGAGTTGCGTGTATAGGGAGCACGTGGAGTTGCCATT